AACCGCTGAGGTTAAGGAAGTTAAGGGCAGCTTTAATGAGTTTGGAAAGACAGTTGATGCCGTAGTTGCAGAAACAGCTTTCCGCAAGTCTGGCGATCTCGGCGAGATTGTACAGGAATCACCAAAAGTGATTCAGAAATCCCTATGGGGCGGACGTTTCCTCACAAATTCCGACCTATTTAACTAAAACAAAATCACTAGGAGGTGAACAATATGTCAGAACAAAATAACACAGATCTTGAAAAGTCTTTTAATCATCCAACAGGTGATGGCGTTGCAGTTTCAGGCGGCATCGGAGGTGCAGTAGCACAAGGACCTAATGGAAATCTAAATCCAGCAGCTTCGCTTGGTAACATTGCTACAGCTAACTATGGAGACTTTTCTGGACCAAACGCAGTAAATCCAACTGGTACACCAGGTGGTATTCTAGCACCAGAGCAGGCTCGTCGCTTTATTGATTACGTATGGGATGCAACTGTACTAGCCAAGGATGGCCGTAGAGTTACAATGAGAGCTAACACAATGGAACTTGAGAAGGTTAACGTTGGAGAGCGTGTCATTCGTGCAGCAGCACAGGCACAACCTACATTCCAAAATGCAGGTGCAACATTCTCTAAGGTTGAGCTTACAACCAAGAAGATTCGTCTTGATTGGGAAGTTTCAACAGAAGCTCTTGAAGACAATATTGAAGGCGCAGCACTTGAAGATCATCTAGTTCGCTTGATGACCAATGCTTTTGCTAACGACATTGAAGACCTCGCTATTAATGGCGATGGTGGATCAGATGACTTCCTTGGAATCATGGAAGGCTTTGTCTACAAGGTTACAGATGGTTCAGATGCACACGAGGCAATCGTAACAGTTGCTAACAATGCATGGACACCAGAAGTTATGCAGGACATCATTCTTGCAATGCCACGCAAGTACCGTGCTATCAAGTCTAACTTGAAGTTCTATGCAGGTACAGATGCATTCCAGGGAATCGTTAAGAACAACGGTACTCTTGCAGATGCAATTGCAGAAGCATTCTCACCACGTAATGGTGGTACAGAGGCAAACCGTCAGGCATACCTTGATGGTGCAGCACAGACATTCGGTGGAGCACGTACAACACGTGTTCTCGGTGTTGATGTTCAGGAAGTTCCATACTACCCAGCAGGTTATGTAGATCTTACATTCCCAGCAAACCGTGTATGGGGATTCCAGCGTGATATCACTGTAAACCGTACATACCAGCCAAAGAAGGACACAATTGAATACACAGTATTCGTCCGTTTTGGTCTTCAGTGGGAAGAGCTTGATGCAGTCGCTTACGCAGACGCAGCATCAGATTCATAATCTCTGATTATAAAGACGAGGAGGGCGGAGAATATCTGCCCTCCTTTGTCATATTCTGATATAATAGCAGTGGAGGTCATAATGTCATTAATAGATGAACTAAATAAAAAGACTGTATTTGAACTAAGATCATATGCAAAGAAAAATAATATTGACCTATATGGGGTAAGTACAAAGGGTGAAATTTTAGAAGTAATTTTTAGTTTTATACCAAAAGAAACACAAGAGTTAGTTGTTAAGCCAAAGGCACCACAGGAAAAGGTTGCAGTATATTCACTTCGTAATCTTAACTGGAATGGTGTAGGAGTACTAACTAAAGGATATAATATAGTAACTGCAGAGGATGCTGAAAAATGGATTACCAACAAGTCTGTTCGCCCAGCTACCCCAGACGAAGTGAAGAGAGCATACGGTAAATAATGGAAGTTTTAAGAATACCACCATATCCTATTTTTGCTACCTATGACGTGCCATTGTCAGATACCATGCACATTGTAGAGATTAAAGACAAAGATAGAAATGACATTCTTGGAGAGTATGAGATAGAATCTAATGCTAGTTCCAAGGTTATAATAGAGCTATCTGGAGAATTTTCCCAGTATGATGATAGCTACTCATTAGTTATTTATGAAGAAGTTAAAGACCAAGATAGAGTAGTAGTAGAAGATAATCTTGAAATTAAGCGCCCTTATGTTAATCCTAATAAACTTGGTACCACTGCATCAGAAATAGCAGAGTATACACAGTATGAAAGAATTGCAAGAGCAATCATTGACTCAATCACTGGTGGATTTTACTATCAGGTTAACTGGTTTGATCAATCTGGACAAGGAACCGACTACCTTCCTATTTGGGAAAAGGTATATAAAATTTTAAAGGCATATGAAAATTCATCCTTGGTATATGATTCAAGTGCAGATCCATCCTATATTGGAGAATGGTCATATGCACTTACAAAAGATAAAACAGCAATTGTTAAAACATCTTTAACTGATGGATTAATTAATAATAGATCTGAGCAAAAAGGTCTTAATCTTCCTATTGCACCGTCTGACTCTTTTAATGTTTATGATACAGACTATAGTGAAAATGCATACACCTTCTCAACTGGAGCAGCTTTTCCAGAAGGATGGGATTATCTATTCTTGCTTGAGACAGGATACAAGGTTGTTCCACATGATATTTATGAAGCAGCACTTATGCTTATTGAAGATGTTAAGTGTGGGAAAATAGACTATTACAAGAGATATGTTACTGCGTACAACACAGAACAGTTTAAGATTCAATTTGATAAGACAGTTTTGGACGGTACTGGTAATATGTTAGTTGATAAAATACTTGATAAGTATAAGAGAAGCATTACGAGAATTGGTATTCTTTAATGCAATGCGAAGCAACAGACTTTACCTTCCCAATGCTTGCAGACATCTATTATCCAATAGTTGATCAGGGTGCTTACGGCAACCTAAAAAAACAATGGGTTCTTGATAGATCAATAGCTTGTAACTTTGCACCAACGGGGCAAGCTGCTTCGGAAGAAGTTAAACCAAATGTTAATATAAGTAAAGAAAATATATTGCTTGGAAGAACAAAGACTGATCTTAGAGTCTCTGGAAATAACTCAAGAAATTCAATAACAAACGTTATAGTTACAAATCTTAGAACAAAGCAGCAGAACAACATATACATGGAAACCTCTGGGCCAAGAGATGGAAAGGCTACTATTTATGAAATAGCCTCAAGCGAAGCTATAGTGGGACCATTCGGTAATGTTGAATATTATAAGGTTGTGCTAAGAAGATCAGAGAATCAGGCAAGTGATCTATAATGAAAGTTATAATGAATGATGCAATGTTTAAAAGAGATATGAAAAATATTATTAATTATTCTGTTGGATTTTTAGATGGAGTTAAAGCAGGAAAAGTAAAGTTTTTAAATAATGTTGGAATTATGACAAAAGAACTACTAGAACAATATATTGACTCAAATGCCAGGGTAAATCCAAAAGCACTACACCATATTTACGAATGGTACAAAGTGGGAAGTCCTGATGCACGTCTATATGAAATAAACTATACAATAAGCAACCTTGGCCTTTCGTTTGTATCAACGTTGAAGCAATCAGCATCAATTAAGGATGGCTCATCAGTACCTTTTTATAACAAGGCTAAAATTATGGAAGAAGGAACTCCAGTAACCATTAGACCAACAAGATCAAACGTGTTGGTTTTTGAAGATGGTGGAGAAACAATCTTTACTAAAGGCGAGGTTGTCATTGATTCACCTGGAGGAATAGAAACAACAGGTTCTTTTGAAAATGTTGTAAATACATTTTTTAATAGATACTTTACTCAAGCATTTTTAAAAACAAGTGGAATATATGAATACTTTAAAAATCCACAAGCTTATAAGAGAAATTTAGCAGCAGGAAAATCAGCAGGAAGATCAAAAGGTTTTCAGGTTGGTTATAGATGGGTAGCGAATGCGGGGATTAAATAATGGCAAATGATTCACTGTTAAATACACCAGTGCTATGGATTAATAAGTATCTTGAAGAAAAAATACCTTTGCTTACCAATGTTGAGGTTCCACTGTTTCCATCAACACCATCAATACTTGATGACCTTACTGGATCGTTTCCAGCTGGTGGAGTAATGGGCACATGGGATAGACTTGTTAAAATGAACCGCAAAACCATGCCACACATAAAGTCTGAACAGATAATGTATTATTTTTATGCAACCGCAGAAAATACAATAGAAAATATGGTTCAAATTCAGGAGGCAGTTCTCAGACTAATGGATCGCTTAGATGAAACAGCAGAAGAGGTAAATAATTGGTGCTCAAATAGGGTTATAAATTTAGGAACTCAAAATCTACCAGATTATATAGAAAATATGTTCTATTTTCATAACTTTAAAATATATCAGCTTGAAGAGACCAGGGACATTATAGATTTTGGAACAGCCCGTACCTATGGTGGTAATAAGATGATTATTGATTTTGAATACCACCAGATGCCAGATCTAACCTCAAATGACTGGGCACCAGAGAGCCTACCAGCCTCTGGACAAGGGTATGAGGTAACTACAGTCAATAATAAGACTAAAAGAATAGTTATATAAAAGACTGTTATAATTGACTTGAGGAAACACAACGCCGTACAACTTAATATCTATCTTAAAAGAAAGAGGTGAATAAATGGCATATAGTCGTGGAACGTCTACCAACATTATCGTTGGAGCAGCAGCACTTTTTGTTGCAGACACAACTTTGACTCCAAATACATTGGAGGGCTTTGTAACAAGCGAATCATTCAGAGAAACACTTGCTGATAATACACTTGAATATACAAACGTAGGTTATACCATGAATGGTCTTGAATTGCAGTTCCAGCCTGACTTCGGTGAAGTACAGGTTGACCAAATTCTTGACGTTGCTAAGCTTTATAAGCAAGGAATGCAGGTAAATCTTGCAACAGCATTTGCTGAGGCTACATTGGAGAATCTCCTTTTGGCTCTTGCATATTCAGATTCAAAGCTAACAGGACAGAACTCAGGAACAACTCAGCAAAAGTCTGATGGAAAGGCACTTGATCTTTCTGCAGGCGATATTGGAGAATGCCCAGTAGAGCGTGGTATTATTGCAGTAGGACCAGGAACTGGTGACTGCGAAGACTCTGCATATGTAGAGCGTGTATACACAGCTTACCGTGCACTCTCAATTGAGAATGTAACTGTATCTGCAAAGCGTGATGAGGCTTCAATGTTTGAAGTTTCATTCCGTCTTCTACCAGAGGATGTATCTGGTTCATACGGTAAGATCGTTGATCGTACCTGGACACCAGCTTCATAATAACTTAATAATACGACTTAGCCCATCTCATAACGAGGTGGGCTTTGTTGTTTTGTGGTAAACTTAATATACCATGGCTACAGAGATATATAAAACAAAAAATATTTATTTATTTGATGGCACAGAAATAGAAATCATGCCACTTAAAATTAAATATTTAAGAGAATTTATGGATGCGTTTGGCAAGATTAAGCAAACTAAAAATGACGATGAGGCAATGCACGTTTTAGTAGAATGTACTAGAATTGCAATGAAACAATACTATCCTAAAATATCTACTAGCATTGAAGAACTAGAAAATAATATAGATCTGCCAACAGTTCATGAGATATTAGATATTGCTGGAAATATAAAAGTTGGCGGGGAATCAGAAGAAGATGTTAAAACACAAGCACAAAAAGGAGATCCAGGACCATCCTGGGAAGATTTTGATTTAGCAAAGCTAGAATCTGAAGTATTTTTGCTTGGTATATGGAAAGACTATAAAGAACTAGAGGCTTCACTGTCTTTGTCAGAAATTATGGCAATTATATCAAGTAAAAGAGAGTTAGACTATGAAGAAAAAAAATTCTTTGCAGCAATACAAGGAGTTGATTTGGACCAAGCATCAGGGTCTGACCGTGGTCAAAAAGAATGGGAAGATCTAAAAGCTAGGGTATTTAGTCGTGGAGCAACAAGTGACAGTAATGATGTTTTGGCATTACAAGGACAAAATGCTAAAAGATTAGGATTTGGAATTGGTATGGGTCTAGATTATGAGGATGCAAGAGACCCGTCTGTTATGGTATAATTATCTAAACCTATGGGAGGGATCAACATGGCAACAACTGTGCATGAAGCGCAAAAGATCAAGCTAATTGATGGTACAGAAATAACGCTAAGACCGCTTAGAATTTCACTTTTAAGAAAGTTTATGAAAAAGTTTGAGGGTATAGCAGCAGTAGTAGATGATAATGAGAAGTCTATTGACCTACTAATGGAATGTGTTCTAATTGCAATGGAGCAATACAAGCCAGAGTTGGCTGGAGACATTTCAGTACTTGAAGAGAACATTGATTTGCCTACTGTTTATGAGATTGTTGAAGTAGCTTCAGGAATTAAGATTTCTGATGCAGCAGCAATGTTTAGCGGTAATGAATAATAACTAAATAAAGAGGTATAGTGAATGGCTGATGCTCAGTCCAATATTCAAGTAAGTATTGATACTACTGACGCACTTGCCAGTATCAAAAACTTACAGAGACAGATATCAGCCTTTCACTCCTCACTAGCTAAGGGTGGAGCTGCAGCCAATGCAGTAGCTTCACAATTACAACAGACATTAATAAACTCAGTAAACGCTACTGGACAATTTTCAGCTCAGATAAGAACAATAAGAACTACTACTGAGTCTTTTACTAATTCCCTAGAAAAAAATAAGTTTTCACTAGGAGAGTATTTTAGATATGCTGGTGGTGCATCAAAAACTTTTGGTAGGTTATTTAAGACCGAATTTGATACCATTAATAAGGTAGCAAGAGAAAATGTAAAAGATTTACAGACACAATATATACGTCTAGGTCGTGATGCTAGCGGAGCAATGAAAGCAATTGCCGTTAGACCTCTATCCCTTGATATGGATGATCTAGCAACAAGGACAATGATTGCTTCTGAAAAGCAAGCAATAATGAACCAGCTTTTAAAGCAAGGATCAACTAATCTTCTTAACTTTGGTAAAAATACCCAGTGGGCTGGTCGCCAACTTATGGTTGGTTTTACACTACCGCTTATTGCCCTTGGCTCTGCTGCTTCTAAAACATTTATGGATATGGAAACACAGGCAATTAGATTTAAGAAAGTGTATGGAGACTTATTTACACCAACTGGAGAATCAGCACAAGCATTAAAAGATATTCAAGAGCTTGGTAAAGAATTTACAAAATATGGCATTGCGGTTTCAACTACTGTTGGCCTAGCAGCTGAAGCTGCAGCAGCTGGTTTTAAAGGTGTTGATCTACAAAGACAAACAGCTGCAGCAACAAAGCTTTCTATTCTTGGTCAGGTTGAAAGCCAAAAAGCACTTGAAACAACAATTTCGTTGCAGAATGCATTTGCAATGTCTTCTGAAAATCTTGCGGAATCAATTGATTTTCTTAACGCAGTAGAAAACCAAACAGTATTATCTCTTGATGATGTTTCAACAGCAATTCCAAAAGCAGCACCTATTGTTCAGCAACTTGGTGGAGATGTAAAAGATTTAGCATTCTTTATGACAGCCATGAAAGAAGGCGGTATTAATGCATCAGAAGGTGCAAATGCACTTAAGTCTGGTCTTGCATCTATTATTAATCCAACTGGAAAAGCAGCTGCAATGCTTGAAAGTTTTGGTATTAATGTAAAAAAGATAGTTGTAGACAATAAAGGTGATTTAAAGAAAACTGTTATTGAGTTTGCAACAGCATTAAATCAACTTGATCCTCTTAACAGAGCACAGGCTATTGAGCAGCTATTTGGAAAGTTTCAGTTCTCTCGTCTTTCTACATTATTTGCAAACGTAACAAAAGAGGGAACCCAGGCAGCACGTGTTCTTGATCTGGCTGGATCATCAGTGCAAGAGCTAGCAGCATTGTCAGAAAAAGAATTGGGCATGACTTCAGAGTCTGCTATGAATAAATTTAAAGGTGCTGTTGAAAATTTAAAGGTAGCACTCGTTCCACTTGGAGAAGAATTTTTAAAAGCAGCAACACCAATTGCTGAATTTATTACAAAGATAATAGATAAGTTTAATAATCTAAGTGAAAATACAAAAAAAATTATAGTAACTATTACTGCAGTTGTTGCAGGTCTTGGCCCAGTATTTTTGATGACATTTGGTTTGCTTGCAAACGGTATTGCAAATATAATTAAAGGATTTACATTCTTAAAAACGCTATTTAATAAAACTGGACAATCAACTGCAACATTAGGAACTCAAGTTGAGTATATGACTACTGAACAAAGAAATGCAGCAGCAGTTGCAGCATCACTTGATCAGGTACATGTTAAGCTTGCACAAACATTTACATCTGAGGCATCGGCAGTTAATGCACTAACTAGGGCATATCAAAGAGCAATTGCTGCTCAGTCACAATTTGTCCCAGTTGCTCCACCACTTACTCGTGGACCAATCAAAAAGTTTGCAAGTGGAAAGCCAGCAACTGTCGGCGGTACAGGAAATAAAGATTCAGAACTAGCATTACTTATGCCTGGAGAAACAGTAATACCAACAGCAATGAGCGAAAAGTATGGTGGACTTATCAATGCAATGATTGCAGATAAGATTCCTGGATACGATATTGGAAAGCCAAAAGCTGGAAATCCATCTCTTTATGGTGGTCAGTCATTGCTTTATAGCGGATTAGGTGTATTTGGACCAGGAAATACTTCTGGAAGCACTCTTGGTATGGACAGAAGCTTCTTGATGGAAGGAGATGCCTTCTTAAGAAGTTTAACTGCTTCAGCTGTAGGAGGAGGAGCTACTCTTGATAATCCTACTGCAAGATTAACCGCAACTGCAACAAGAGAATATGCTGATGCAGTTAAGTCATATATGCCAAGAATTGTTGATGTATTAAGAACAACTACTCTTGAGATGGAACAAAATGGAGAGAATATAAGTAGTATAGAAGATATTACAAAGAAGGCAAGACCAAAACTAGATAAGATATTTAGTGAAATGACAGCACAGGGTGGCAGAGCTGCCTCTTCAGCAACAGCAATGAGTAGACATTTATTCTTCCCTACTGAGTCTGAAATGGGTGGACAGTTTGGAGAGACCAGAGTTCCTGGAGCAAGAAAGAGCTCATCAGGAAAAATTAAAAGCACAATGTATCGCATTAAAAAGAGCATTTTCCAAAGTAGAGTTAAGACCGCATTTAGAAATCTTTATGGTTCAAATCCAGAGGGCACCTATGCACACATGAATGAATCCAGAATGTTGGGTCCAGAAGTTCCTTTGCGTGGTGGAGCACTTGCATTGCCAGAATCAGAAAGAGCACCACTTGCCGCAAGAGTAACTGCTAAAGGTAGAAGCATTCGTGAAGAATTTTTTGGCGGAATAAGTAAAAGAAGAACTAATTCAGAAAAAGCAGCAATAAGACAGTCTGGAGCAGAAGATAAGAGAGAATATGTAAGAGGCGCAGCATCAGTAGACACTCAAGATCCTTACATGGAAACAAGAGACAGAAAGAGCCCTCATGCACAAGCATCAAAAGATGGAAGAGATGATGCAAGAGCTTATGCAACAGCAAGAGATAAAGAACTTAGAAGACAAAGTGGAAGAACACGTAGAGTAGCTACAAGAGGGCAGGGACCTGCACCAATTGGTGCTACACCGCTACCAGGAATGACAATACTACCAATTGTTCCTCCAGATCCTAAAACACCATCATCAGAAACAAATCCAACAAGAACACAAAAACTTGCTGGAAGAATGACTGGTATGGGTGGAGGTATGGGGCTCCTTGGAGTAAATATGGGACTTTCAATGCTACCAGATTTTGCTGGAAAGGGTATGATGCAAGGAACGCTTGCTGGAGCCAATCTAGGAATGATGTTTGGTGGTTACGGAATGGCAATAGGAGCTGCTGTTGGGTTAGCCACATCAGCTTTTAGCGCTCTAAATGCAAAACAAAAAGAACATGCAGCAATCACCAAGTCAACATTCTCTGCATCAAGCACACTTATAACAGCATTTGGAGATAAGGTTTTAGATACAGAATTAAAAATAACTAATTTGAATTCAGCTTCATCAGATCTTAGTGATTCTCTTGGTTTGTTATCTCCAAAAGTTCAAGCATTAGTTGATGCTATTAACAAACTTCCAGAAGAGCATACTACAAAAATATTTATTGAAACTATATCTGCTGAAGATTTGGAACTAAAAAGTCTTATTGGATCAGTTAGATCTGTAGTTTCTGCTCAAGTAGCTGGCGGTCTTGATCCTAAAAATGCTGAAGCACTTGTTCAAGCACTTTTAGCAGCAGCAGGGAAAAGCCAATATTTTGAGGAAGTATGGAAATCTGTTTCAAAATCTGTAATAGATAGACAGACAGCCATACTAACAAGCTTAAATAAACTTGATGAAGCATTAAAGAAAAGCAATGATGGATGGGAAACTTTTGATAATGTTGGTAATAAGGCAGGGAAAGCATACTCTACTCTTAATACTGAGCAAAAACTTCTTGCAGATCAAATGCTTAATATTTTTGCTATTACAAGTAATGGAACTTTAGCTTTTAGTGAGATTAACGAAGTAATTGGTGCTTTGCGTGATTCATCTGTTGAATCATCAGTTGCAATAGCAGCTCTGTCTGCTGCAATATATAATAGCCAAAATGAGGCAGCAATTGCAAGACTAAACGAATTAAATCGTATTATTGCACAAGCTGGTGAGAATGCAAAGGTAACAAAAGACGAGTTTATACTTATGAATCTTGTTTTGCAAGTTATGTCTAAACAGGATTTAGGTGAACTTTCAACTAATTTATTTGGATCAGGTTCACGTTCTGTTCGTGATATTGATATTTTAACAAATGCTATGAGTGATAGTGAAAAACTTCAAAAACTTGTTGAAGAGTATAACAAGGATATGAAAAAATATAGAGAATCATTGGTAGATACAGAAGACTATCAAGACTATGATGATAGTGCAGATAAAGCAAAGACTGCCTCAGAACTATACCTTGAAGTTCTAGAAAAAGAAATTAATGGACTTGAAGCAAAGCGTGATGCACAAAAGAATGTTAATGATGAATCACAAAGACAAATAGATCTTCAAATGAAGATGAAAAATCTTGCTAATGAAGCGGTATTAGCAAAGATATCTGGAGACTATATAAAGGCAGCATCTCTTCAGCAAGAAGCACAAAATGTGCAGATGGAATTTGATCAAGAAACAGAATTAAGAAAGAAAGATGCTGAGATTGCTAGACTAAAGGCTAGAGCACAAGAAATTCGTGATGGTGCTAGTATAACTAAGGCAGAGGCTGCAAAAATACCTAAGAGGAAAAAAGCAGCCAGCGGTGGAATGATTAGAGGTGCTGGCACTGGAACATCTGATTCAATTCCTGCATATCTTTCAAATGGTGAATATGTAATTAAGGCAGACTCTGTTAAGAGATATGGTATAGGAACATTTGATGCACTTAATGCTCAAAAGTTTAAGGATGGTGGATTAGCATCCAAGGATAAAAAGAATTGGTTCCAAAGATATGTTGAAAAATTAACAAAATCTCAAAAAGAGGGAGCAGCAATGCTTCCATCATTCATGACATCAAACGGAAAAGCAGATACTCTTGGTGTTGGATCAATATTAAGAAAAATAACTGGACAGGGTGAATCGGGAGATACCCTGAATTCTATATTATTCCCACTTAATTTTCTTGGAATGGGTTCAGCCAGAAGTGCAGTTATAAAACCTGCTACTGGAGCAGCTTCAAAATCTCAGGGTATATTTAGCAAACTATTTAATTTACCACAAACTAGAAAAGCAGAAACTTTACTAAAAGAACAACAACGTGCAGCAAATGCAGCAGAAGAAGCACGTAAGACAGCCGAAGCATTAGAATTTCTTAAAAAT